GAGAAAGTTCACTAGTGGTATTTAAAATATACGAACATAGATATGGCCTTAAGGGACAACAGTTTGCATATGCAGCCGACACGATTAGGTTATCTTTAGAAATGATGGGTCATACCGAAGGTGATAATCCAGACTTACACATATATAACCATACGTGTAGAGACTTAGAACCGGACATGCCAAAGAATAGTATCATATTCAAACCTACAGCACCTACCAGCAAACACTTTCAAATATGCGATACTGGGTATGCTAATAGTTCTGCTCTTACATTCGAGGATCCAACTCTATACACTGATTGGAGAATATACGACACTACCGAGTGGAATGAAATACAATCCCTCATAGCAAGAAGAGCTAATAAATGGGATCAATCAGTTCTAATAAACGGTTGGGATGAAGTTAAAGATATAACGGACGATCACATACTTGTTATAGGTCAGATGCCAGAAGACGAGACTGTAAATGGTTTTGGATTTAAAGGTCATATTAGTAGGATAGATATGATTCTTGATAAACTAGAAGGGGAGAATATAGTACTTAAACTGCACCCCAATTATAAGCCATCATTACCTGCAGAGAAACGAGCTTATAGAAAATGGGAAGAAATGAGTAATGTGCAAATTCTAAAAGGGTTTACCACAATACATTCTGTGTTACCTAAGACTCGTGTTGCTATAGTAGATAACAGTACTGCTGGCATAGAGTGTATGATGCATGATGTTCCTATGATTACATATGGCTATCCAGACTATCATTGGGTTACCCAAGATATGAGATCCTTAACTCAGCTACGAGGTATGATAGCTACAGTTGATCAATGGTATGATAAAGAATTAACACGAAGGTTCTTATGTTACTACATTTTTGAGTACCTTTGTAGCGATATAGATACTACTATGAATAGACTGAAAGAATTATTATAATGGATATAATAAAAGTCAAAAAGAAGAATGAATCCTTCTTGGAGATAATCACAGATCCCTCCATAGAGATGGAACTAGCGGAACACTTTTGTTTCTATGTTCCTGGCTATAAGTTTATGCCAGCATATAAGAACCGTATGTGGGATGGTAAGATTAGACTCTTTGATTTGAGAAAGAAAACTTTGTATTCTGGATTGTTTCAGTATATGCAGGAGTTTGCTAACGCTCGACAGTATGATATACAACCAGAACCTAATAGAACATATGGTTTAGCTGGTACAAAGAATATAATCGACATACCTGCATTGCTTAATGAGATAACTCTTACTGCTGGTGGTAATGAAATAATACCTCGTGACTATCAGATCGCAGCACTAGAACATGCTCTTATTAATGGTCAGTCCCTACTACTATCACCTACCGCTTCTGGTAAGTCACTTATTATTTACTTAGCTATTAGACACTTCTTGGAAGAGTCCGATCAAAGTGTTCTACTTATTGTACCTACTACCTCTCTGGTAGAACAGATGTACTCTGACTTTGCCGACTATTCACAGTTTGATGAATGGGAAGTAACCGAGAACTGTCATAAGATTTATGCAGGTAAAGAGAAATATAACGTCAAGCCGCGAGTTATCATAACCACTTGGCAGTCAATATATAAAGAAAGTTCAGGATGGTTCCAGCCCTTTGGTATGGTTGTAGGTGATGAAGCACACGCTTTTAAAGCTAAGTCATTAACTTCTATCTTAGAGAAGTGTACTGAGTGTAGATATAGAATGGGTACTACAGGTACTCTGGATGGAACTCAGACACACCAATTAGTATTAGAAGGGTTATTTGGTCCAGTCCATAAAGTGACTACTACTAAGAAGTTAATGGATAACAACGATTTAGCTCAGTTAGATATTAATGTACTATTATTAAAGTATGCTGACGAGTTTTGTAAGATTAAAAGAGATTACCAGCAAGAGATGGACTTTATTGTCCAGTATGAACCTAGAAATAACTTTATATCTAATCTAGCTATAGACTGTACGGGTAATACCCTTGTACTGTTCCAGTATGTAGATAAGCACGGTAAACCCCTTCATAACATGCTACGAGAGAAGCTAGAGGGTCAAGAGAGAAATCTGTTCTATGTAAGTGGAGAAACCAACGTTGACGACCGAGAAAATGTCAGAGCTATTACCGAAACACAGGATGACGCGATTATTGTGGCGAGTATGGGTACTTTTAGTACTGGTATCAATATTAAGCGTCTTCATAATATCATATTTGCTTCGCCTAGTAAGTCACAAATTAGGGTTCTACAGTCGATAGGTAGAGGATTAAGGAAGTCTGCTGATGGTATAGATACTAAGGTGTATGATATTGCAGATGATTTACATTGGAAGAGTAAGAAGAACTATACCTTGGTTCATGCTGCAGAGCGCATTAAAATATATGCAAAAGAAAAATTTGACTACAATGTTTACGATATAAATATATAATATGAAAGACTTAAACATACGGAATTTTAAACTAATCAACGGTGATAATATCATCGCTTTAGTGAGTAGTGATAACCACGACAACTATCTGGTTGAAAGGCCCGTTTCTGTCTATAGCACTATGATCGGTGGTTACCAGTTTAGCCCATGGTTTCCCTTCTCTGAGCAAAAGAGATATACCATTGATAAACATAACATCATGACCAGTTCTAGTGTAGTGGACGAGATAAAGAAAGAGTATATTAAATATTCACTCTCGGCCAAGGCGGCCTTCGAGCCTCCGGAGAGTCAAGAGTCATTATTAAATAGAATTACAGATGAGATTACTTCACGATTTGAAGTAGAAGATACAGAGTATGAAGATGAAGTTCACCCCGTGGATTACATTAATAACCTTAAGGATACCATACATTAATTGTAGTATACCTCTAACCCCCCGGTTGACTTATATATTATACCATATGCTTGTCATTTTGTCAACACTTTTCTGCAATTAAATTAATTAAAATAACACTTTACTTTTACCTCTAAATGTGTTATAATATATCTATTATGGAGGAAACCCAATATGACTAAACTAAAACCTAAAGAAAAACCACATTATGTGAATAACCGAGACTTCTCTGAAGCAGTCTATGACTATGCAAAATCTGCACTCGAAGCACGTACAGATGATATTGCATTGCCTATAGTGAGTAACTATATCGCAGACTGTTTTATCAAGATAGCTGAAGGATTATCTCACAGACCTAACTTTGTACGGTATACTTACCGAGAAGAAATGGTCATGGATGCAGTAGAAAACTGTCTACGAGCTATTGGTAACTATAACATAGAAGCTGCGACTAGGACAGGTAAACCTAATGCGTTTTCTTACTTCACTCAGATATGCTATTTCGCCTTTATTAGACGAATTACTAAAGAGAAGAAGCAACAAGACATTAAGTTTAGATATATTGAGAAATGTGGTATCGAGGACTTTGTTCAGATGGGTATGGACGGAGAAGGTGCAGAACAAACTATGCAGTATGTAGATACCCTAAGAAATAGAATTGATCAGGTAAAACACAAGGATGCTAAGATTAAGGAATTTGCTAAGGAAGAGAAGCTCAAAGCTAAAGACAAACTAGAACTATTTATGGTATGATATTATGAAAGTAGCAATATTGAATGATACACATTGTGGAGTAAGAAATTCATCAGATATATTTTTGAACTACCAAGGCCGATTTTATAATGAAATCTTCTTTCCGTATCTTAAAGAACACAATATCAAAAATATCCTGCATCTAGGTGATTACTATGAACACCGAAAATTCGTTAACTTCAAAGCTCTAAATCAGAACCGAAGGGATTTCTTAGAGCCCATGAGAGATGCTGGCATTACTATGGACATAATCCCTGGTAACCATGATGTGTTTTACAAGAACACTAATGAGCTATGTTCCCTTAAAGAACTCCTTGGGTACTTTACTAGTAACGTAAACATTATAATGAAGCCTACTGTGTTGGATTATGACGGACTTGGAGTCGCAGTTATTCCATGGATTAATAATGCCAACTATAAAGAGTATGTTGACTTTGCATTGAATTGTAAGGCTCCTATTCTAGGTGCTCATTTGGAGTTAAAAGGGTTTGACTTATTGGCTGGTGTACCTAACCCCCATGGTATGAGTGCAGATATATTCTCACGGTTTGAGCAAGTAGTATCTGGTCATTTCCATACAAGATCGAGCCAAGGCAATGTGTCTTATTTGGGTTCTCAGATGGAATTCACTTGGGCAGATGTAGATGATCCTAAATTTTTCCACGTATTAGATACGGAGACCAGAGAGATTACTCCAGTCCGTAACCCTATTACTATGTTTAAGAAGGTTATATATGACGACACTAAGACAGATTATAGTAACTTAGACGTATCACAGTACGCCAAAAAGTTTATTAAACTCATTGTTATAAATAAAACTGACTTGTATATGTTTGATAAGTTTGTAGATAAATTACAATCAATCGAAACATATGAGCTGAAGATTGCAGAGTCGTTTGAAGAGTATCTGGGAGAAAGCGTTGCAGACGATAAAATATCCCTAGAAGATACCACAGAACTTCTTGATTCATATGTCAATGCAGTAGAGACAGATTTAGATAAAGACCACATCAAAATTGAATTAAGAAAACTATATACTGAAGCACAAAACCTCGAGGTAGTATGATACAATTTAAATCATGTAGGTGGAAGAACTTTTTATCCACTGGCGACGAATTCATTGAAGTTAAACTAGACAAATCACCAACCACACTTATTGTAGGCCAAAATGGAGCTGGTAAATCAACACTACTAGATGCTCTATCATTTGGACTCTTTGGTAAACCTCACAGAGACATTTCAAAGCTCCAACTGGTTAATTCTATCAATGGTAAGAAAGCTGAAGTTGAAGTAGAGTTTGATATTGGTAACGCAGAGTTTAAGATTGTTCGTGGTATTAAACCTAACAAGTTTGAGATATGGCAGAACGGTAACATGACAAATCAAGCATCTAATATGCGAGATTTTCAAAAGTACTTAGAGACTAACATCTTAAAACTAAACCACAAGTCATTCCATCAGGTTGTGGTTCTAGGTAGTAGTTCCTTTATACCCTTTATGCAACTACCAGCATGGAGTCGTAGAGCAGTCATTGAAGACCTATTGGATATTCAGATATTCTCCAAGATGAATATGTTACTAAAGGAAAGAAACTCCAAGATCAAAGACGAGCTTACAGATATTAACCATCAGATAGAGCTATATAAGACTAAGATGGATTCACAAACTAAGTACATTAATGATCTACAGTCTATCAATAAGGATATGATAGAACAGAAGCGTCAGTCAGTAGAAGACCACAAGACAGAGATTACAGCACTCTTTTCAGACTCCAGAGATATTGGTAAGAATCTAACTGTAGGTATCGATGCCGGAGAAAAAGCCCATAGTATATTTTTGGAAAGAATGTCCGACATCAAATCGGCACAGGCACAGAACAATGGTAAGATAAAGGCCTTAGTGAAAGATGCTAGGTTCTTTGAAGATAACGATAGTTGCCCTACGTGTGAGCAAGAGATTGACTCCGATATTAAGACAACTAAACTTAACGGCATTAAGAGTGATGCTGCCGAAGTTCAGAATGATATACAAACCATAGAGAAAGAAGTTGGTATAGCTGAAAGAGAAGGTGTTGAGATTAAGAATAAGCTCAATGAGCTCAGACAGAGACAGCAACGTATCAATTCAAACAATGATAAGATTTCTGTTATACAAAGAGAGGTAGATAAAGTCCAGAGCCAAATTGACGGACTATCAGGCCAGACTGGAGACCTTAAAGGTGCTAAGAATGAATTAGGCCAGTTAAGAGATTCTAAAGATTCTGCTACCGACAAGAAGCTAGAGTATGTAGAAGAAAGAACCTATAATGAAGTAATCGGAGAGATGTTGAAGGATACTGGTATTAAGACTAAGGTCATTAAACAGTATCTACCAGTAATGAATAGACTAATCAATAATTATCTACAGATTCTGGACTTCTTTGTTGCGTTTCATTTGGATGAAAACTTTAACGAGACTATCAGATCTAGGCATCGTGATTCATTTAACTATGCATCATTCTCGGAAGGTGAGAAGCAGAGAATTGACTTGTCTTTACTATTCACTTGGAGACAGATAGCTAAGATGAAGAACTCCGCCAGCACCAATCTTTTGATTCTGGATGAGACATTTGACTCCAGTTTGGACGTAGATGGTGTAGAGAACCTTACCAAGATTCTGAGCACTCTGGATGATGATTCCAATGTGTTCATCATATCTCACAAAGGTGATATGCTAGAGAACAAGTTTAGATCCAAGATCGAGTTCTTCAAGCATAAGAACTTCAGCCGAATCCGGTAATGCTCAGCTCTTATAACTTTTAGTTATATGTTTATACTAACAAAGTATAAGAAAAACGCACTTATTTCGCGCAAAGGGTTGACAAATTACCCAAACCGTAGTATAATATACACATATTAAGAAATAAGGAGTTTAATATGAACAAGTCACTATTACCGAAATTACTCGCCAAAGAGAATGTTACTATACAACATGGTAATTTCAAAACAGCTTGGTTCGATATTAAGAATAGAGTATTGGGTCTACCCCTCTGGGATGATATGCACAAAGATGTATATGACCTGTTTGTCGGCCATGAAGTTGGTCACGCATTAGAGACTCCATTTGAAGGATGGCATGACAGCCCTGAGAAACTTAAAGGTTGCCCTAGGTCTTATATCAACGTGGTAGAAGATGCCAGAATTGAAAGAAAGGTTCAAGCTAGATATCCTGGTTTGGTCGGTTCTTTTAATAGAGGTTACGAACAGTTACTCAAAAGAGAGTTCTTCGGTCCTCTTACCGATGTTGACTGGGATCAAGTCAAACTAATAGACAAGATCAATCTTAAAACAAAACTCGGCACAAAGCTCGAAGTTCCATTTACTCCTGAAGAAAATACATTCCTAGTTCGTTCACTTACTACAGAGACCTTTGACGAGGTCTTGGTCTTAGTGAGAGACATCTTGGACTGGACTAATGAGAACCAAGAAGAGTTGATGCAGAAACCAGAGCCTCAGCCAGAACAGTCCAATGACACCTTTGAGGAATCCGAGAGTCAAGACCCTACCGAAAACATGGGTCATGACGACATGCCAGAAGAAGAGGAAGAAGAAGGAAACACTGAAGACTCTCCTAGTGCAGAAGGAACTCCTGAAGACTCTCCCGAAGAAGAAGAAGCTCAAGAAGAAGAAGCTCAAGAAGAAGAGGCAGTCGCTGCAGAGGAACCAGTACATAGTGAACTGACTGATGAATCTATCACTGATACAATCTTTAGAGAAAAAGAGAAGACCCTAACAATGGGTGACGAAGATAGACAACCATCATATATCGGCGATGTTAACAAAGAGGCCTTAGATAAGATAGTAATTAAATATTCTAAACTCAAAGAAGGTAGAATGAAACACGCTGCACATAAGGCAGAAATTTATGGTGCAGAAAAATTGGTTGACCAAGTTGTCTTTAAACAGTATGTCAAGACCCTAAAGAAAAATGTCCAAGTTGCAGTAAAAGAATTTGAAATGAGAAAGGCAGCTTATCAGAACACCAGGGCTACTACAGCCAAGACTGGTACTATTGATGTAAACAAGCTTTGGTCTTATAAGACAAACGAGGACATCTTCTTGCAGTCTACCAAGTTAGCCAATGCTAAAAACCACGGTATGATGCTTCTAATAGATATGTCTGGTTCTATGTCGGGTTCAATGCCCCAAGTCATGGAACAGGTGATGCACTTAGTGATGTTTTGTAAAGCCACAAACATACCGTTTGATGTGTATGGGTTTACCTCAACCAATCCAGACGTTGACTACGCATTTCAGAAAGCTAACCCAGGCGTAGTTGACCTAGACAATTTATCAATGCCTCACATATGTTCATCAACTTTCAGTAAGTCTGACTTTAATGACTCTATGGAACATATGTACAGCAGACTGAAAACTTTCGGTTGGGGTGACCTATGTCGATACGAAGAATGGGGTTCTACACCATTAAATCAAGCTCTTATGGTATCAACGCATCTTGTTAAGAAATTCAAGGCAAAACACGGTATAGAGAAAATGAACTTTATCACCTTTACTGACGGCGATGCTAATAGAATCTCAACATACAGCGACTGGTCTAATGATAATGTTTACAGGCCTGACCGTAACAATGCAGTAATGAATGTAGATGGTACTATGATCAAGTCTGGTCTGGGATCCAGAAAAATGACTTCTGCTCTTCTAAAGAACATGAAAAAGAAGTACGGTATCAATACCATGGGATTCTTCATGGCAGACACAGCGCAAGACTGGAGACACAGACTATGGGTTATTGCTGATGAACTAAACAAGTACGTTGAAGAGTACAAATCCAAAGCTAACAAAGAGTACAGAATTAACAAGTGTGTCCATGAACAGAATGTTCTAGGGTATAACGAGTACTACTTAGTGAAAGGTGGTAAGAATCTGGAGACGCAGGAAGACGAGTTCGCTGTTGCCGAGGACGCAACGAATGCCAGCATTAGAAATGCCTTTAAGAAGTTCTCAAAGAGTAAGAAACAGAACAAGGTCTTACTGACTAAGTTTGGAAAGGCGGTAGCATAGTGGTACTAAAAGTTATATGCATATTCCAAAATGTTCTAAAGAAAGTGAAAATAAATGCAGAAAAGTGTTGACAAACTACCAAATCCGTAGTATAATATACACATATTAAAAATAAAGATAAGGACTATATTATGAATCAAGTGAAAATATCCACGCAAAACATCGTGAAGAAACTAATGACCAGCTATCCCGACCAGACTCAGTTCAGAAAGAACGTGATTGTCGACACAGCTACATCCATGGGTTATAGAGGGGCAGATTGGTACGCTCTCATTGCCGGTGAGCACAGAGTTAAAGTCGGGACGTATGACTTATCATCGGCCATCGAAGCCGTCAAGCCTACAATGAGTACAGAGGTGGTAAGTACAATGGATCCCACACCCAACGTTGCTAGGATGCAGTCGATAGTAAATGACGAGAAATCATTTGCCAAGATTGACCCTACATTTGTCCCATGGGGCGCTTACAGTGACGTGACTAAGATTATCAAATCCGAGATGTTCTATCCAGTATATATTTCTGGACTATCCGGTAACGGTAAGACCTTCATGGTCGAACAAGCTGCAGCTAAACTCAACAGAGAATTTATTAGAGTGCAGATCAACCCAGAAACTGACGAGGATGATTTAATTGGTGGATTTAGACTTATTAACGGCGAGACTGTCTTTTCAAAAGGCCCGGTACTTAAGGCAATGGAGAATGGCGCAATCTTATTGCTCGACGAGATTGATCGTGCTACAAATAAAATTATGTGTCTTCAAGGTATACTTGAAGGTAAACCTGTGCTTGTTAAGAAGACGGGTGAAACAGTTACTCCTGCGCCTGGCTTCAATGTTATAGCGACGGCCAATACTAAAGGTAAGGGTTCAGAGGACGGCAGATTCACAGCGGCAACAATCATTGATGATGCTTTCTTGGAAAGATTTACAGTTGCAGTTGACCAACAGTTTCCATCGGTCTCGGTTGAGAAGAAAATTGTAATGAATCACATGAAGAAGTTTGAGGCTGTAGACGCCTCGTTTGCAGAGAACCTAGTTACTTGGGCAGACATTATCAGAAAGACCTTCTATGATGATGGAGTCGATGAAGTGATTTCAACACGTAGACTGTGCCACATTGTCCAGACCTTCTCTATCTTTAATGATAAGATGAAGTCCCTTGACCTATGTATCGCAAGGTTTGACGATGATACTAAAACGGCCTTCTTGGACCTTTACACAAAGGTTGACCAAGGTGTGATATTAAACGA